GCATTATCACCACCACCAATAGATTTATTATACCACGCGGGTTGCATTGTAAAACTGCCACCAGCGGGATTAGTTCCTTTTGCGTAAAAACTGAGTGTAGCTTTGTTACCAATTAAACTTACAGCATTTGACGCTTCAATGTATTGATAAACACCACAGTTATTATTTGCAGTTGTTACTGCTAGTTTTAGGTATTTTTCAAATCCAAGAGAGTTTCTGTCAGCAGTTGAAAATGCTTGCTGTGACATTGTTACTCCTGATGCACCAGAAAGTGCGAGATAATATCTATCTAAAGAACCGTAACCTTCTGTTGTATGGCTGCTTCCGCGTTGCGCTATATCCATAGAGCCGTTAATTATGAGATTTCTGCTAGACAGAACTTGGTCAGCCACCTTCGGTACAGTGACTGCTTCGCTTGCAATCTGGTTAGTGCCAATAGTGCCGAGTGCCATTATGTAATCTCCAGTACACTCAGAACTGCGTCACAGCAGTTAGCCTGTGACCCATAAACTTTTAATATGTCAGTAGCATTCATAACAATTTTCTGAGGTCCTCCGACTGCCACCAGAGATGATCCAACAGGCACAATTGCATCTTTAACTACATGAGTAATAGTGCTTCCACCATCCAGTAGCTCGACTGTAACCGTAATTGAGACTGTCAATATGTTAGCAATGTTGAGGCCAATGATTGTAGTTTCTGTATTGGCGGGGCAAGTGTACAGGGTCGCTTTGCCTGATGACGTATCAATGTTTTGCGCCGTGAATGTTTTAAATGCGTTTGCCATTTTCCTATCCTAACGCTATTGCAAATGCCAGCGAGTTATCTGTTAAATTTACTGCACCGCCAGTTGCATCATTAAATATCATTTTCTGCGCAGGCAATGTGCAAAATATTGTTCTAGTGCCAGATGACCAACTAACAGCATTATCTGAGTTACTGGACTGCAATATAGTGGTACGAGCAAGAGTTGTCCCGGATAAGGTAAAAGTCCCAATGCCTGTCTCAAAATCAGTGCCATCAGTGCAGGTGTAATAGGTTGTGTTACCATCACCCACCTGACTAAAAGGCTCAAAACCAGTCAAAGCACCAGCTAATGTATATGTGCCAGTGCCTGTGGTTGTGGTTGTCTCTTTGACACGATCTTTAAGTACAAGGGTCATTACTTCAACTCGATTGACAAGTTCCCTGCGTTAATACGGAATATATCGCCAACTGCTATTGTCTTACTTGCGTCCAATGTACCAACAAACAGAATGTTTGAGCCATCAAAGGTTAGTAGCACATTGTCCGAGATTGACACGGCAGTATCCAGAGCAATACTGGTCTGGCTATTTACTGTGGCTACTCGCACGACCCCGCTGATGCCAGTTCCTGTAACTACATCGCCTACAACAATTGTTCCGTTGTTTGCATCAACCGTCACATTGACTGATGAGCTAACTGCGCCGTTGACAGTTGCCGTAGCAATGTTCTTGTCCGCGATAAAGGCTGTAGTAACCGTGTAAGTAGAGGCTGTTCCAGCGGCGGCGGCGTACTCAACATTGTTGTCGTTGATCACTCGTTGAGTATCACAAACAACAACGTCTGCTGCGCTGTGCGCGGCGGCAGTTGTGCTGGATGTTCCTCGTGTACCACCTGTAAGAGTGTTTGTGCCGTCAAAGTTTAGCGCCACATTATCACTAATGGAAACTGCTGAACTCAAAACAATGTTGTTTTGGTTTGTAACAGTAGCCACTCTGACTGTGCCAGATATGCCTGTACCAGTGACAACCATACCAACAGTAATAGTGCCGCTGTTTCCATCGACCGCTACGTTGGCTGATGAACTAACCGCTCCGTTTGTGTTTGCGGTAGCTGTGCCATCTTTACCAGTGTAGGTGATGATTTCATCGTTAATAACAACAGCGCCAGAGGACGGGAACGCTTCTGCGTCTGTCAGTATGACTTCTGTTGCACTGTTTGTCAGAGCAACCGCTACGGTTGTTGTTGACTGTTTCCAGTTTGCTGCGGTGACTTGCTGCCTTGTATAGTTGGCATCGTCTGTGTCTACCTGTACTTCTGTAACATTTCCAGCCTCCGCGTTTGTCACGGCAGTTGCTAGGCCAACATAAATATCGTTATTTGGCGTAGCAAAAGAGAGCGAGTTGTTCTTAAATATGAAGTCAAGAACCCTTCTCTCTAGGTAATTGGTTGCTGCGTTTGATGTTGCCATCGTTCTTACTCCTGTTTAAGTGCGTGGCCTATCAGGTAGACCTCTCCTGTAGGCATCACTATTCTCTCTAGCTTCAGCCAAATCCTTCAAGCGTTGTATTTCCTGTATGAACCTTTGCTCATATAACTGCATCATATCTGCTTCGCCTTTCATATAAGTATACGCTTCTACAAGCGAACCGTAAAGAAGGGCATTAGGAGCATTGGTACTGAGCCAGCTAGTGCCTGTGCCTGCACCAGCCGTTATACTTGTCGGCTTGTAATAATAATGAAGCTCGACATCGTATGCTATATTAGGCGTTGGGCTTAAAATAAAATTGTCTACGTCAAAAATGCCGTAATACTTTGGTACGGCTGTGGCACTTAATGTGTTGTAATATTCTTGCAAAAAGTTAACGTCTTTTAATTCTAAAAAATTCTTGTAATTAGCTGTAGTTATCTGCAAGGAAAACGGCGCTAAATAATCGTTAGGCACGTTTAAATACGGGTCATTAATTGTAAGCTGAGATGTAGCATTTTTACGGAATAGCTCAAGATCGACAACTGTTAAAATACGGTCTTCTGCGCTTCTAATAAACACAGGCAAACTGTTTACAAAAGAAGTCTCTTCATTCTCTGTAAAGTTTTTAATTGCGTCTTGTAGCTCTGTGTATGTAAATGACATGTCACTTGCTCACTATACTATTGTTATATTCCCAACCATACTACTATGATTAGTGCATTGATATACCAAAGATGTATCGCTTGGCTCATGTGGAACGATAAACTGGGTTAATCCAGTGGTAGAATTGTAGTTATCTGTTACCCCCGCTGTAAAAGCAGACCCACCATTAGATGTTCTGATTTGCAAAGGATGACTTGATACATTAGCTGTATTATCAATCAGATATGTGTGACCCTTGTAGAAGGTAAAGTTTGGATTATTGCCTGAAGTTGCCCCGGGACCAGTAAATGTGTACGCAGAAGAACCGTTCACACCAGCGGTGTATTTGGTTACAGGGCCACTTGCTTCATCATTTAAACGCACCCAAGCTCCGCCGTGAGCAAAGTACATTCCTCCAGTCGCATGAACATGAGCAATCGCTCCATGATACGTTGATGCGCTGGGCAGGTCGGTTAAAGCTCCATAGTAAAAAACAATCTTGTTAGCGCCTTGGCTAACGTCAAGAACGCCATTTGTATCAATAATATCCGTAAGCGTTGTTCCGTTACCTAACGCAGCATAAATTTCATCAAAATTGTCGTTTATTTTATCAGCGCCTACACGAAGAGTATCACCCGTGCCATCATTAGCTGACGATCCAATTCCTACTGCTTGCTTTGCCATTTAAGCCTCGTCAAAAGTTTTGTTTGTTGCATCAAGTGTAACACTTGTTTCATCAAATGTTGGTGCCGTTGCCCCTGAAGCGGCGCTTTTTTCAGCAGTTATGTTCGCACCGCCTCCTTGCTGACCGCCAATTGTTGCTGTTTCCCCAGTAACAGTAAATGTATATGAGTCAGCATCAACAACAGTAATCGTGTATCCCGCAGCTTGTTCTAAAACAGTTTTTGTAAAACCGTCAAATGCCTGTGTTTTACGAAAAATAACAATATTTGATGTGCTGCGCCCATGAGAAGGCTCAAATACAGTAATTACTGAAGAGCCTGCGTTGCCTGATCGAAAAGGATTCAATAACAAAAGAACTTGGACATCTGGCTCTTTTCTTGGGTCTGGTCTTGGGTTTCTTAGAGCTTCAGGGTCAGCCGAATGCCTCACAACTTCAAGCTGTGGGTGCTTCGGATCCCACTCGTCTTTTCCCACAAGCAGACCATTCCATTCTTGCCGCATATCACGCAGACGATAACGGAAACCAGATCTATCTGATATTCCATAAGCGTCTTTGCCAACAGCGAACTTACTCATTAGCCAACCCTGTAATACTGTAAATTAGGAGTTACGCTAAACGAGGCTCTGTCTCTATCTTCAGCTTGCGCTCTTTCAAACTCCTCATCGTATATAGCTTTTAACATTTGAATACGATCAGGAGCTTTTTTAATAGCCAAATAATACGATAAACCAGCAGCTAGACACGGATAAAATCGAAAAGGCATTTTCAATGTGTTGTCGTAATCATCCGCGTCATCCATGCGAGTCAAACAATCATAAATGATAATGTCGGTAGAATTTTCTGGAGCAGGCCATACTTTAATTTCAGGAGTTATTTGACGATTTACAAAAAGCTGTGTTGGCCTTCCTTCTGTTGTTTTAGTAGGAATAGCTAAATACTGATCACGGCTTATCCTAGACATTGAAAAATCAGTGCCTTCTCTACGAACCGCAAAAGACAAAACATCAATAACATCCGCACCAATAGAATAGCTTGATGTGGACTTAGTTAAAGCTTGTGTGCGTTGCTCAATAGTCCACTGGTTCAAGCCTCTATTAGCCCAATCAGCCAGCATTAAATTTAAAGACCTCCTGGCTGTTTTTAAATCATAGCCAGTGCGAAGTTCTAAACCACAACGCTCAAAAGCTTCCTCAATGTAATCACTTACATCTAGCTCAAAATCAGTTGACCCAGAAACAGCCATTACTTAATTAATCCCATAGCCATGAGTTTACGAGGAGAAACTTGTTTAGCAGCACCGCCACCTCTCATCTTTTTGGGAGCAACTCCACCACCGCCACGCATACGCCTAGCTTGTTTAGCAGCGCCACCACCCATCATCTTTTTAGGTGCAGTCGCACCGCCACCACGCATACGTTTAGCTTGTTTTTTGGCACCTACCATTCTCGTGTCTCCTGTATCTGCGGTTTAAGATCAAATTAACGTAATCTTCTGTGTCATAATTTTGATAGTATCCCATTTTTTCCAGCTTTTGACTAGCCTCATC